CATTAGTGGTCAGTCTGGATGTTGTATCTAACGCTTGATCGATCAAAATGCTTTGGTCTTCTTGATCGTTTTCAATTTTAGTAACTATTAACTCCTTAAGAAGTTCTGATTTTGCATCAAACCCCTTTCTTGCGACCTGAACGACTGCTTGATTGAGGGTGTACTGAATATCGGGATCAGCGAGTTTTGCTCTTAGTTTTTCATCAACATCTTTAGATAGTTTTTCTGCAATTTGGTGACCAAATTCTTGAGCCCGTGAGTCGACTAAAGCGAATGCATCTTCACGAAGCGAAGCCATTTCACTTTTGACCATTAACTGGCAAATAGCCATGACCTCAGTAGTGGTGTTGCCAAAGTAGGCATCACCGGTAACTTGTATAGCTGAGGAGTTATCACCCACACTTTGACCGGATTTCTCGAATAAGCTCATTCTTTGTCCCTTTCATTAATAGTTATGTTGCCACCAATTTGTATACCGCTAGAGTTATCGCCGATTGTTTGGCTAACACCTTGCTCTTTAGCTTTGTTGCTTTTTAGATTTGCTAAGGCTGTTAGAAAAACGACCAAACTCGCTAATGCTGCTAGCGCTGTGGATAATGTTTGACTGGTTATGGCTTGATAGCCAAAGCCTAAAGCCGAACAAAAAGATACAAATACGATTAATTTTCTCACGAAAATCTCCAGAGATAAAACATGGCACTTACTGACAAGCAAGAAATGTTCTGTCACGAGTACCTCATCGATTTAAACGCCACGCAAGCGGCTATTCGTGCGGGGTACAGCGCAAAGACAGCTAACCGTACCGCATCCGAAAACCTGTCAAAACCTGACATCAAGTTAAGAATCGCCGAACTGAAAGCGCAACGCAATGATCTTGTTGGTATTAATGCAGAATATGTACTTAATCGCCTTCTTGAAATCGACCAGATGGATGTGCTCGACATTCTTCTGCAAAACGGTGAGTTAAAGCCCATTAAAGACTGGCCTAAGGTATGGCGCACAACGCTATCAGGAATGGATGTTGTGGAGATGGTATCCGCAGATAGTGCCGCACTTCTGAAGAAAATCAAATGGCCTGATAAGGTTAAAAACCTCGAACTTCTTGGTAAGCATGTTTCTGTTCAGGCATTTAAAGAACAATCTTCTCACGAGCTAACCGGCAAAGACGGCGGCGCAATCCAGATAGAAACATCACCGATGAGCACTCTATTCGGAAAATGACCACGATTAATCCTATCTTTGAACCGTTCATTGAGGCGCATCGCTACAAAGTCGCCAAAGGCGGTCGAGGTAGCGGTAAATCATGGGCAATTGCGAGACTGCTTGTTGAAGCGGCGCGTCGGCAGCCGGTGCGTATTCTCTGCGCTCGCGAACTGCAAAACAGTATCAGCGATTCGGTAATCCGGTTGCTTGAAGATACCATCGAGCGTGAAGGGTATTCGGCTGAGTTTGAAATTCAGCGTTCCATGATTCGTCATCTCGGAACGAATGCTGAGTTCATGTTCTACGGCATCAAAAACAACCCGACGAAGATTAAATCGCTCGAAGGCATTGATATCTGCTGGGTGGAAGAAGCGGAAGCGGTAACGAAGGAATCATGGGATATCCTGATCCCAACCATCCGTAAGCCGTTCTCTGAAATATGGGTGAGCTTTAACCCGAAGAACATCCTCGACGATACCTATCAGCGATTCGTCGTAAATCCTCCCGATGATATTTGCCTGCTGACGGTGAACTACACCGACAACCCGCACTTTCCTGAAGTTCTCCGTCTGGAGATGGAAGAGTGCAAACGCAGAAATCCGACACTGTATCGTCACATCTGGCTTGGTGAGCCAGTAAGCGCAAGTGATATGGCAATCATCAAACGTGAATGGCTTGAAGCCGCAACCGATGCGCACAAGAAACTCGGATGGAAAGCGAAAGGCGCTGTTGTCTCTGCGCATGACCCGTCAGATACAGGACCGGATGCTAAAGGTTATGCATCGCGCCACGGTTCGGTAGTTAAACGCATTGCCGAAGGCCTGCTGATGGACATCAACGAGGGTGCTGACTGGGCTACTTCTCTGGCGATTGAAGACGGCGCTGACCACTACCTGTGGGATGGTGATGGTGTCGGTGCAGGGCTACGCAGACAGACAACGGAAGCGTTCTCCGGCAAGAAAATCACCGCCACGATGTTCAAGGGAAGCGAATCGCCATTTGATGAAGATGCACCGTATCAGGCCGGAGCATGGGCTGATGAAGTCGTACAGGGTGACAACGTTCGTACTATTGGCGATGTATTCCGCAATAAGCGAGCGCAATTCTATTACGCACTGGCTGACAGGCTGTATCTGACATATCGGGCGGTTGTCCACGGTGAGTATGCAGACCCCGACGACATGCTGAGCTTCGACAAAGAAGCGATAGGCGAGAAGATGCTGGAGAAGCTGTTTGCAGAACTGACGCAGATTCAGCGCAAATTCAATAACAACGGGAAGCTGGAGCTAATGACTAAGGTCGAAATGAAGCAGAAGCTCGGTATTCCATCTCCTAACCTGGCTGATGCACTGATGATGTGTATGCATTGCCCGGAGTCGGCTGCGCAACCCGACTATTCCAGTTACTCAATTCCTTGTGGTGTAGGTTGATATGGCAGAAAAAAAGATGACTGACTGGCATCGCAAGGTGCTGTGCAACTTTGATAATGCCTGGTCAGCAACGCAGGATATGCGTGAGCAGATTATTGAGGCTCAACGTTTCGTCCGGGTGTCCGGCGCACAGTGGGAAGGCAGCACAAACGCTGGTTACTCATTTGATGAAGGCAGGTTTGAGCATTATCCGCGTTTTGAACTGAATAAGATTGCCCGTGAATGTGATCGCATCATTGGCGAGTATCGACAGAATCGCATCAGCGTTAAATTCAGACCGAAGGACGATAAGGCATCGGAAGCGTTAGCCGAAAAGATGAACGGAAAATTCCGCGCTGACTATCAGGAAACATCCGGTGGCGAAGCGTGTGATAACGCATTTGATGATGCTGTAACGGGCGGATTCGGTTGTTTCCGCATGTGTGCCGATTACGAAGATGAAATGGATCCGAGTAACGAGCAACGCCGTATAAGCCTTCTCCCGGTTTACGACCCAGCGACATGCGTCTTCTTCGATCAGGACAGCAAGCAATATGACCGCTCTGATGCTATGTGGGCTATGGAAATGTTCTCCATGACGCCTAAAGCGTTCGAGGCTGAATACCCTGATTCCATCGCGGCAAGTCTTTCTCGTGATGACACTGGCACTCAATATGACTGGTCAACTCCTGATGCTATCTATGTTGGTCGCTACTACGAAGTTCGCATAGAGAAGGTGAAGCTCACAGCATGGCGTAACCCTGTTAGCGGAGAAACGGCAATCTATGATGAAGAGCAAATCAAAGATATTGTCGACGAGCTGACCGATGGTGCATTCGAACTGATTGGTGAGCGGACAGTGAAGAAACGCCGAGTTTATTGCGGTCTTCTGTCTGGCGCTGAATGGCTGGAAGAACCGAAGCGTATTCCGGGCGAACATATTCCTCTCATCCCGGTATATGGGCGTCGTTCATTTGTTGATAATCAGGAGCGAATCGAAGGCCACGCAGCAAAAGCGATGGATGCACAGCGTCTTGAGAACCTGATGGTTTCCATGATTGCAGATAACGCTACTCAGGCTGGCGGTGATGGCATTCCTGTAGTTGATGCTGACATGATTCCTGGTCCTCTCGCCACTCATTGGGCGGAGCGCAACAAAAAGCGCCCGGCGTTCCTGCCGATGGTCAGTCTGAAAAACAAAAACGGAGATATTACTGCGCAGGCTCAGGTCAGCAGTTATACGCCTCCGACACAAATGCCTCCAGCTCTTGCCGGGCTATTGCAGTACACCGGAACGGCTATTCAGCAAATTACAGGTGCGTCGCAGCTTGAGAACATGCCGAGCAACGTCGCCACCGATACCGTTGATAGCATCTTTAACCGGATGGACACGCAGTCCTATATCTACATGGACAACATGGCTAAATCCATGCGCCGCGCTGGCGTCGTGTGGCTTTCTATGGCTCGTGAAGTCTATGGCAGTGATACGCCGATGCGTGTCGTTAATGAGGACGGCAGCGATGACGTGGCGCTGATGACTGGTGAAGTGGTTGACCGTCAGACAGGGCAGGTTATCGCGCTTAACGACCTTTCGCAGGGTAACTATGAAGTGACTGTCGATGTCGGTCAGTCGTTCGCTACTCGCCGTGATGCAACGGTTAAGTCGTTACTTTCCATGCTGGCACTTATCCCGCCCGGAACGCCGAAACACGACCTTGTGTCGTCTCTTATTCTCGACAATATGGACGGCGAAGGGATGGACGACCTGAAAGAATACAACCGCAATCAGTTGATTCTGTCTGGAGTTATCAAGCCGAGAACGCCAGAAGAACAGCAGATGGTTGAGCAGGCGAAACAACAACAGGCCAGTCAGCCGGATCCGGCTATGATTGCAGCGCAAGGTCAGCTTCTTGCTGGTCAGGCTGAATTGCAGAAAGCGCAGAACGAACAAGCAGCCATTCAGGTTAAAGCATTCCAGGCACAGACGGATGCTCAGGTTGCTGCGGCAAATGTTGTGAAAATCCTCGCATCTGCCGATAGCCAGCAAAAATCTGATATCCGTGAGGCGCTGAAACTGCTCGGACAGTTCCAGCAACAGCAAGGAGATAATGCCCGTGCTGATGCAGAGCTTGTCCTGAAAAGTCAGGCGCAGGGCCATGCGCAGCGCATGGACATCAGCAGCATCCTGCAAAAATCAACTCAGCAACAACCACAGCAGTAATTAACCCATAACGTGCAATGGCTGTCTTTATGAGGCCTGGCACCCTATTGCCTTCCGATGGGCTGAACATCGAGTAAACAGGGGTAACAAATGGACCAGATGGCAGAAAACACACCAGAAGTTGAAATCGAAACCGATACATCAGAGCAGATTCCTGATGATGTCGAACTGGCTGAAGAAGTCGAAACAGAAGATGGCAGTAAGCCCTCCGGAAATGATGCAGAGGAAGCTACTGAAACTGATGACGACGAATCAGAACAGGAATTCTACTTTGGTGACGAAAAGCTGGATTCGCCAACCAGCGAAGATGGCGCAGAGCATGGACTGGTAAAACACCTGCGCAAGACGATTAAAGAGAAGGACCGCGAGCTGAAAGAGCTGATGCGTCAGTCTCAGAAACCCGTCGAGCAGCAGCCGGTAATCACTCAACCACCGCGAATGCCAAAACTGGATGATGAGGACATCGGTTTCGATGAAGAAATCTACCAGCAACGCATGACTAAGTGGGCAGAGGATAACGGCAAGTACCAGCAACAGGAGATGGCTCGCAAGCAGAAGGAACAGGAGCTTCATGCTGCCTATCAAGAGCGATTATCCAAATATCAACAACGTGTTAAGGCTCTCAAGGTCCCTGGCTATCAGGAAGCAGAACAGGCCGTACTCGAGGAAATCCCCATCGAGACACAAAACGCGATCCTGTTTGAGTCAGAGAAGCCGGAAATCGTTGTTCTGGCACTCGGTCGCAACGCTGAACTGCGCAAGCAACTGGCAGAAGCTACCAACCCCGTAGCAATTGGTCGTCTGCTGGAACGTATCGAATCGAAGGCCAGAATCATGCCAAAAGCAAAAACCACGGCAGCCACAACCCCGACAGTTAAGGGGAGCAACGGCGCAGTAATCAACAACCTCGACAAATTGAAAGCCAAGGCGCTGGAAACTGGTGACTGGACGCCGTATTTCGCCGCTAAAAAGGCAAAAAAATAACCTATCGGAGCATTAAGCATGGCTAACCAATTAGCAAAAGACCTTGAAATCATGTTCGAAAACTACGTTGAAGGCTTTGAGGCCGCCTGCGTAGTTTCCCGTAACGCTAAAAAATTCCGTCCCGGTGATACAGCAATGCAGCGAGCAGGTGATGTTCTGTATCGTCCGCAGCATTACCACATGAACATTGAGGAAGGCCTCGACCTCAGCAGCAAAACGCCAACAGCACTGGTTCAGCGCCTTGTTCCTTCTGTGTTCAAGGAGCCTAAAAACATTCTGTACACTCTGGATGCGCGTGAAATGCGTGACCCGGAACATAAAACTGAAGCTGGTCGCGCCGCAGGTATGCGCCTTGCTGCACAGATTGACTCTGACCTGATTTCCATGGTCACGCAGCGTGCTACTAACGTGATCACAATGGCTGACTCAACCACTGGTTCACAGGGCCGTGATTTGTGGAACTGTGCGGCAGGTATTGATGCCACCATGACGGCGATTGGTGTACCGCAGGGTATCAACCGTCGCTCTTTCTGGAACCCCTTCAACTACAAAGACCTTGCTGGCGAGCTTGGTCACCGTGCCTACGCTCAGGGCGCAACCCTGACAGCATACGAAAAAGCGCAGATCCCTCCTATTGCTTCCTTTGATAGCTACAAGACCGATATTTCTGGTCGTGTTCCGAAAGGGACTGCGACTTCCATTACGCTGGCGGCCGAACCTGCGCACAAGGTTGAAGCGAAAGACGCCAACGATATGCCAGTGGATAACCGACAGGGGACCATTACGGTATCTGCATCTGGTTTGCAGGTTGGCGATGCATTTACCATTGCAGGGGTGAATTCTGTACACCAGATCACCAAAGACACCACCGGGCAGCCGCAGGTATTCCGCGTTCTGGCAGTTAGCGGAACGACAGTAACTATCTCCCCGAAAATTTTGCCGCCTGACAACGCGGATGTCGCCAGCCGTCCATATGCAAACGTTGATGCTAACGCGGCAAATGGTGCAGCAATTACCATTCTCAACAAAAATGCCGCACCGGCTAACCTGTTCTGGGCTGATGGTTCTGTTGAACTGATGTACGGCAAACTGGCATTCCCGACTGGTCAGGGGCCACAGGTAATGACAGCAACCACCGAGCAGGGCGCTACGCTGATCATGTCTTACGCCTTCGACCACATCAAAGGCGTAACCACTGCACGTTTCACCACTCTGTACGGTTGCTCTGTACTGGTTCCTGAATATACGGGCATCGTTATTGCCGGGCAGTAATTTTGGTGGGGCTTCGGCCCCATTTTTATTGGGAGAAGACAATGGCACGAACAATGCTCTATAAGCCTGGCAACATGATCACCTGTGGTCAGTTTGCTGTCGATTACATCATTGTTGATGACGAAGAAGTTAAATCTCACCTGAAAAAAGGCTGGGTAAAAACTCCTGAAGAAACCGCAACGAAGCAAAAAGTGGCTAAGGCGGAAGAAGATGGCGAAAACGAAGGGTGATCTCGTTCTTAAGGCTTTACGAAAAGCCGGGCTGTATTCCAATGCCACGTTGACAGATGCTGACCCTCAGGCAATTGAAGATGCCATTAATGACCTCGAAGACATGATGGCAGCATGGCAGGCTAAAGGTATCGAGCTTGGGTATCAGTTTGCTGATACAGAAAACGGCATCATGCCGTTACCTGACGATGATTCAGGTATCCCTGCATGGGCAAATGATGGCGTCGCTTTGAAACTCGCTGTGCAAGTGTGCATGGATAACGTCATTCAGCCGTCAGACGCTCTCCTTACCGCTGCTGACAGTGCATATCAGACAATCTGTATCGCTTTAACCAAAATACCACCACTTGAGCGACGAAATGACATGCCTCGCGGTAGTGGTAACAAAAGCGCGTTTACGTGGAATCGGTTTTACATCGAGAAAGATGATCCGAGTACGTGAGGTGAATAAATGCCGATTCAGCAACTTCCGCTTATGAAAGGTGTCGGCAAAGACTTTCGAAACGCCGACTATATCGACTATCTGCCAGTAAATATGTTGGCTACACCCAAAGAAATCCTTAACAGCAGCGGATATCTTCGCTCATTCCCGGGCATTGCAAAACGTTCTGATGTGAACGGTGTATCTCGAGGCGTCGAGTACAACATGGCGCAGAATGCTGTTTATCGCGTGTGTGGTGGCAAGCTGTACAAAGGAGAAAGTGAAGTCGGTGATGTTGCCGGAAGTGGTCGCGTATCAATGGCGCATGGTCGGACATCACAGGCGGTAGGCGTTAATGGTCAACTTTTCGAGTATCGCTATGATGGCACGGTTAAAACCGTCTCAAACTGGCCTGCAGACAGCGGATTTACGCAGTATGAATTAGGTTCGGTTCGTGACATTACTCGCTTACGTGGGCGTTATGCGTGGTCAAAAGACGGTACTGATTCATGGTTTATCACTGATCTTGAAGACGAATCGCATCCTGACCGCTACAGCGCACAATATCGGGCAGAATCACAGCCTGACGGCATCATCGGCATCGGAACATGGCGAGACTTCATCGTCTGCTTTGGCTCATCGACGATTGAATATTTCTCCCTGACTGGTGCAACCACAGTTGGTGCTGCTTTGTATGTCGCACAGCCATCGCTGATGGTGCAGAAAGGCATTGCCGGGACTTACTGCAAAACGCCGTTTGCTGATTCGTATGCGTTCATCAGCAATCCGGCAACAGGTGCGCCGTCTGTGTACATCATCGGTTCCGGTCAGGTGTCACCAATCGCCAGCGCGAGCATTGAGAAAATCCTCCGCTCCTACACTGCTGATGAACTGGCTGATGGTGTGATGGAATCGCTGCGATTTGATGCTCATGAGTTGCTGATTATCCACCTTCCGCGCCATGTTCTCGTGTACGACGCATCTTCAAGCGCCAATGGTCCGCAATGGTGTGTGTTGAAAACTGGCTTGTATGACGATGTGTACCGCGCTATCGACTTCATTTACGAAGGCAATCAGATAACGTGCGGCGATAAGCTGGAATCCGTGACCGGGAAATTGCAGTTCGATATCAGCAGCCAGTACGACAAGCAGCAGGAACACCTGCTGTTTACTCCGTTGTTCAAAGCGGATAACGCCAGAGTTTTCGACCTTGAAGTTGAATCGTCAACTGGAGTTGCGCAGTATGCTGACCGCCTTTTTCTCTCTGCAACCACTGACGGCATCAATTACGGGCGTGAGCAGATGATTGAGCAGAATGAACCGTTCGTTTACGACAAACGCGTTTTGTGGAAGCGGGTCGGACGCATCAGGAAAAATGTCGGCTTCAAATTGCGCGTTATCACTAAGTCACCTGTCACTCTCTCAGGCTGCCAGATAAGGATTGAGTAATGGTTGATTCATCACTGAATGATCCTGTTGTGGTTCAGGCTACGCGCCTTGATGCTTCAATTTTGCCACGCAATATATTCAGCCAGTCTTACCTACTATATGTCATAAATCAGGGAGCTGATGTCGGTGCAATCGCCGGGAAGGCAAATCAGGCTGGTCAGGGCGCTTATGATGCACAGGTCAGGAACGATGAGCAGGATGTGATTCTCGCTGACCATGAGCAGCGAATTTCTGCTGCGGAAGCAACGCTTGTTAATCATGAGGAGCGAATCAGCCAGGCAGAATCAACTCTTCAGGAACATGAAACACGAATAGCTCAGAATGAAAGCGATATTGCCTCGCTTGATACCAGAGTTCAGTCGCTGGAATCGCAGGTTTCAGACCATGAAACGCGCATCGATGCTCTGGAGTATGCCACTACTCGCAAAAAGTCAGAGGTTGTTTACTCTGGTGTATCTGTAACCATCCCGACAGCGCCGACCAACCTTGTTAGCCTGCTGAAAACGCTCACGCCATCATCCGGCACGTTGGCACCATTCTTCGACACCGTTAACAACAAGATGGTTGTGTTCAACGAGAACAAAACCTTGTTCTTCAAGCTGTCGATCGTCGGGACGTGGCCCAGCGGAACCGCCAACAGGTCAATGCAGCTAACCTTTTCCGGCTCTGTTCCTGACACACTGGTAAGCAGTTGCAACTCGGCGACAACAACCGATAACATCTTGTTAGCTACGTTCTTCAGCGTGGATAAAGACGGCTTTCTTGCCACAAATGGCAGCACGTTAACCATTCAGTCTAATGGTGCGGCGTTTACTGCCACAACCATCAAAATCATTGCGGAGCAGTGATGGAAATAAAGCTCATCGATAATCCGGTGAAGCTTGCAGAATTCCTCAACAACCCGGCAAACACGGGAAATATCGTAGACAGTGGAGATAAATACTACATCAAGCCTGATGCGGTATACCTCGGCATCTACGAAGGATTAGTGCTGGCTGGCGTTCATGAAGTGCGTAACTTCTGGCATAGCGTTGTGGAATGTCATGCGGTGTACGACCCCGGATTCCGTGGTGAATATGCACTGCAAGGGCATCGATTATTCTGCAAATGGCTTCTCGAAAACTCACCATTCCTTAACAGCATCACCATGGTTCCTGACACCACGAAATACGGACGGGCAATTATCCGTTTGCTTGGCGCTTCCCGTGTTGGTCACCTTGATGATGCGTACATGAGTAACGGAAAACCGGTTGGAATCACCCTCTATCAATTACCTCGTTCAAAATATGAGGAGCTAATAAATGTTAGTACTTAGCGAAAGCTTCAAGAATAAATTGCTTCCCATGAATGGGTATATGAAAGGCGGCAGCGACTCCGGCTCTAAAGCCCAGGCACGCGCAACTGAAAAGGGTATCGAATTGCAGCGTGAAATGTGGCAAACGAACATGCAAAACCTTGCACCGTTCACGCCACTCGCTCAGCAGTACGTATCACAGTTGCAGAATCTTTCCTCTCTTCAGGGGCAAGGTCAGGCGCTTAACCAGTATTACAACTCCCAGCAGTATAAAGACCTTGCAGGGCAGGCGCGTTACCAGAGTCTGGCAGCAGCAGAGGCAACGGGTGGATTAGGCTCTACAGCAACAGGAAACCAGTTAGCAGCAATCGCACCTACACTCGGTCAAAACTGGTTGTCAGGTCAGATGAACAACTACAACAATCTGGCAAATATTGGCCTTGGCGCTCTTACAGGTCAGGCAAACGCCGGACAGAACTATGCCAACAACGTCAGCCAGTTGTATCAACAGCAGGCGGCAGCATCTGCGGCTAATGCTAACCGACCATCAGGATTGCAATCAGCTTTGGGCGGTGCCATGAGCGGTGCGGCATCAGGGGCGATGATTGGCTCTGTGGTGCCTGGAATAGGTACAGCTGTTGGCGCTATTGGTGGCGGTATTATCGGTGGTCTTGGATCATTGTTTTAAGGTGGGAATATGGCTACTTGGCAACAAGGAATCAACTCAGGCGGTTTTCTTGCTGGTATCGGTGGGCAAAACTCAAATGCGCCAAAGGCAAGTGATGTAAGTGAGGCGTTGGCCTATATTCGCCAGAACAACGAAATGGAGCGTTCAGGTCGCAATAACATCGGCCTTCAGGCGTTGCAGGGACTTGGTAGTGTCGCTCAAACATATCAAGCCGCAAAGCAACAGGAAGCGGATGCTGCATTCCAAAAAGAATATGCGGCAGCCATCCAGTCCGGTGATCGACAGCAGGTTCGAGATCTGATGACCAAATATCCTGGTCAATTAGAGAAGATTCAGTCTGGTATGAAGTGGGCAGACGAAGACCAGCGCAATTCTATCGGCACCTTAGCGGCTGGCGCACGCCTTGCGGCCTCGTCTCCAGAAGCAATGCAATCATGGCTGCAAAACAACGCCAAGGAACTGACTCGCGTCGGTGTTGACCCTAATAACGTTGCTCAGATGTATCAGCAGAATCCTTCAGGATTTGGTGAGTTTGTTGATCACCTTGGAATGTCAGCGCTTGGTCCTAATGATTATTTCAATGTTCAGGACAAGATGGCTGGTCGTGAGATTGACCGAGGCAGGCTGGCAGAGACAATCCGCAGCAATCAGGCCGGAGAAGCACTAACAGCTCGAGGTCAGGACATCCAGATACGTGGACAGAACATCAGCGCACAGAATGCTGCTCTTTCCCGCGAAATACAAAGAGCAGAATTACAAGAAAAGGCTCTGGACAGACAGATAGCCAGAGAAAGCAATCAGTTAAAGCTTGAAGAGTTAAAGCAGAAACAGGCAGATGTTCGGCAAAAGGCTGACATAGCCCGCGCGGACAGACAGGCCGCCGCTCAGGGCGCTGTTGATACGTTCAGCACTGCGCTTGATTCTCTCAACGAGATAGAGCAAAGCCCCGGCCTTTCAAAAGCAGTAGGCATTCGCTCAGCGTTTCCGACAGTTCCTGGATCCGATGCGGCTAACTTTGAAGCAAGGCTAGATACCTTTAAAGCTCAAACTTTCCTCCCTATGGTGCAGTCCCTGAAGGGGATGGGGGCTCTTTCAGATGCTGAGGGTAAAAAATTATCCGATGCGGTTGGTGCTCTAAGTCCCAAAATGAGTGAAAAGGCTTTTCGTGACTCTATCGGAAAGATTCGAAATCAGCTTGAAAGCAAGTTGAGCACTGTTAAAAAACAGTTTGATTATCAGGAGCCGGTGCAGAATACGCCAGGACAACAATCTCCTGCTGGCAGTAACTTTTCTTCACTATGGGGTGATTAATGGCTAAAGCATGGAAAGATGTTATCGCCTCTCCACAGTATCAGGCGTTAGCACCAGAACAAAAAGCGCAGGCTCAGGAGCAATACTTCAATGAAGTCGTGGCACCGCAAGCCGGAGAAAATGCAGAGCAGGCTAAGCAAGCTTTCTATGCAGCCTATCCATTGTCATCTGTGCAGCCAGTGGAGACACAGCAACCAGTAGCACAGCAACAACCACAGCAAAGTAGATTTATGTCTGACCTTGGTGAAGCAGTGAAAGAGACTGGTCGCGGACTGGTGCAGGCTGGCGTGAACGTGGCAAACATACCTGCATCAATTGCCGATGCTGTAACAAGCGCGGCGGCATGGGCTGGCGGTAAACTCGGCATTGGCGATGGGACATATCAACCAGCGCCACGAGTAACAACGCAGGGATTAGAACAGGACTTTGGTCTTCAGCAAGGCGCGCTGACTCCACAAACGACAGAGGGCAGGGTATTTGCTGAGGCATTGCCTTATCTCACTCCTGCTGGCGTTGAGAGAGCGGCAACACAGGCACCAACACTTGCTGGTCGAATTGCTCAGGGTGCAACTCGCCTTCTCGCAGAAAACGCAGTCGGAACACTTGCTGCAAATAGTGCGAAAGATGATGCGGAAGCACTCGCCACCGATTTAGGCGTTGGTGTTCTGGCTGGAGGCGCTATTAACGCTGCTGGACGTGGATTAGGTGCTGCTTATCGTGGCGTTCGTGGTGCTATCGCACCAGAAGCGCAACAGGCTATCAGATTTGCAGAGCGTGAAGGGGTGCCTCTTCATACTACTGACCTCTTACAGCCTACTTCCCGCGTCGGAAAAATGGCGCAAACGACAGCAGAAAATATCCCCCTGGCTGGCACAAGCGGAATGAGAGCAACGCAACAGGAAGCGAGAAGTCAGTTGGTGCAGAGATTTGCTGATAAATTCGGTGAGTATGATCCAGCGGTTATTATTGACAGCCTTAAAGCGAAAACATCAGGAATTCGTCGTGCTGCTGGGAACCGTCTTGAGCAGGTTCAGAATGCAATGGCGGGAGTCAACATTCAGCCTGCGCGAGCAATTCAGCAGATTGATACTGAGATATCTAATCTGCAGAAGCTTGGTAAGGTTGCTGATAACGAGACGATTTCAAAACTTCAATCATATCGTGATGAGCTTGTTCGCAATGCTGGTCCTGATGGTCCGGTAAATCTGGATTTGAAACAATTAAGCGATCTGCGCAGCCAGTTCAGAATGGACGTGAAGGGGGGGCGACCAGTGTTACCAAACCGTTCCGATGCCGCCATTCAGCGCGTTTACAAGGCAATGACCGACGATATCAATAGTGTCATTGGTCAGAATCTTGGCAACGATACTCTCCGGAAATATCAGCAGGCCAATGCCGTCTACGCTGACGAAGCGGCGAAACTAAAGAATACCAGGCTGAAGAATGTTCTCATGAAAGGCGATCTGACGCCGGAAGTTGTCAACAACATGCTATTCAGCAAGAACAAATCGGAAATTAAGACTCTGTATAACTCAGTTGGTCGTGTTGGCAGGGCGCAAATGCGCAATGGCATCATTGGAAAGGCGATGGAGAAATCTGGCGGATCCCCTGACCAGTTCCTTCGGCAGCTTAACATCCTGCAAAACCAGACTGGCATCACATTTAAGGGTCAGGACGCTGCTTATCTGAAAGGATTAAAAAACTACCTGCAATCCACGCAGCAGGCTGCAAAAGCGGCAGTAACAACACCCACAGGGCAGCAAACCATCCCGTTCATTATTGGGTATGGTACGGCAATGAACCCGGCGACAACTGGCGCAGCAGTAAGCTACGGACTTCTTACTCGCGCCTATGAGAGCGAGCCATTCAGAAATGCAATGCTCAGAATGGCAAACACCCCACGTGGATCAACAGCGTTTGAGAAAGCCATGCAGCAGGCACAAAAGGCAATTAGCGCCATGACTCAGGGTGCTAAGTCTGATGCGTTGTCAGAATAGCTTTGCAAACACCAGGAACGTGCAAAAACCAAATATATAGAGCGCAATATTCAACAGATCTCTTTGCATAGACTCATCTCATAATTAACAAATCATAACTGACATTAGTGCAATGCTGGGCAAGTTGCATCTTGTTCGGCATTGCTACGTCCGGAGCAAATTAAATGACAGACATTACAGCCAATGTTGTGGTAAGCATGCCTTCGCAACTCTTCACTATGGCGCGTTCTTTTAAAGCCGTTGCCAATGGCAAAATTTATATCGGTAAAATTGACACTGACCCGGTAAATCCTGAAAACCAGATTCAGGTTTATGTAGAGAACGAAGACGGCTCTCACGTTCCTGTTTCGCAACCAATCATCATTAACGCTGCTGGTTATCCGGTATATAACGGACAGATTGCAAAGTTCGTTACCGTACAGGGACATTCAATGGCTGTGTATGACGCATATGGCACACAGCAGTTCTACTATCCAAACATTCTCAAGTATGACCCGGACCAGTTCCGGCAGGAGCTAGAGGGAGAGTTTGCAAGCGGGGCATTCCCTGAAACAGTAAAGTATAAGTATGGATTACCATCTGTTGTTGATGGTGCTGTCTTCAGGAATGTACAAGAAAAGCTGGATGATTTTGTATTTTTGGAAGACTTTGGTGGCAAAGATGATTCTGGAACAACAGATAATAGCATAGCCTTTCAGAAGGCATTCGCTTCAGGCGCAAGAAAAATTCACTTGAAAGGTTCTGGCATATATGGAATGAAGACCAGAGACATTGAGCTTCCAGCAAAATATGAAATTATTGGTAACGCAAAAAATCCAGAGATTAAATATCTAGGTTCTGATTCAACCTTCACTATGTTTACCCTTACAGGGTCTGGCCCGGCTGCTAGTCAGTGGAAACAGGGTGGCATATTCCGAGATGTAGTCATATCATCCGACGTGCTGATTAACTGGATTGTTTGTCGTCATGTCCAGAACTTAGAGTTTGATCGGGTGTTTTTCTATAACGCACAAACTACTATGAACAACTACCATTACGTTAACTTCTTCCGGTGCGAACGTTGGGGTAGTCCATTCTTGGGGCGTGCGGATTTAAATACTGTGGAGTTCATCAGCGAATCACCTAAGTTTCTTATGTGTTTCAGTTCTAACTCTCCGATTGACGTATGGGATACCGCCGATTTATTTATTAGTGAATGCTCAATGTTTGCTGGAGATTTTGCGGTAAGAACACGCACAACACTTGGTGAGATGGGTGGAACAGACCAATTCGCGGGTTATCCGGTTATAATTTCAAATAGCGTTTTTGATGCCATCAACGGTACTGCTTTTGATATGGAGAGTCTGGCTTACGCTACCATCAGCGGTAACATTATTAGTGCAGGGAGGATAAACAATAGTCGTGGAATTAATATTAAAGGGGCAAGAAATCTAACATTTACGGGAAACACTATCACTTACTGTGGTGAGTTCGGCATGGTATTGGAAAATGCTGAACAATGTTCTTTGTCTAATAATATATTCAACGGAAATAAGACTGGTGGGCTATCGTTGGTAAACTGTAAAGAAATATCTGTTATTGGCGGCTCTATGGGTACGTCTTATATCAGAGGTGGATACTACGTGCAACCACTTGGGATCACAGACCCCGCCGATAACTGTAACGGCATAACCATCAATGGCGTTTCTTTCGATAGCGATATGACGACCAAGATTTACCTTAATACATCGGAAGAGCGCAAAAATCGTATTATAGCTTGTCTAGGTGTTAATGATACTCAGACGACTTATCAAAACCGTGGATCTACTGCGCAGCGCCCTACAGCACCAGTCAGTGGGCAGATGTATTATGATACAACGCTAGGTCTTCCAATATGGTATAACACAGTATCATCTGAATGGAAGAGGGCGGATGGTACAAGTGTATGATAATGCGGGTGCTTAGCACCCGCTTATTTAATTAATTGCAGTTGAATGTAATGTTTTTATCGTAAACAAAAATCTTCTTATCTCCGACGTCAATAACCTTTGATGGATTACCAATCTCTTTAATTGTTATATTTCTCATAACCTCGTCATCTGTAATTATGAAATTTCC